GGTTCGCCGAGGTCTGAATCTGCTCGTCGTCTATCGCGGTCTTATTGCTGATCGACGTCGCCAGATCGCCTACTTGCTTCGCCGTGACGTTCGCGACACCACCCGTCGCACGGATCGCGTTCGCCGTGATACGGCTGATCTTCTCCGACTCCGCGGCCTCCTTGATAAAGCCGCCGAACACACGGAGGCTTCCGATCGCCGCAAAACCTGCCGCGAACAGACCAGCGCTGCGGGACGCGATCGAGCCGAACGCACCGCGGAAACCGACACCGAAGCGGGTCGCGACCTTCTTACCCTCCTTGCTGGCGTCGACCCGTGCGAGCTTCCGCTTCAGGTCAGGCTCGAAGGTGTCAGTGTCCGGCTTGACCGCAACGAAAACCTCGGTGAGCGCAACCATCAGCGGTTCTTGACCCGCTCAGCAGCCGGCCTCAGGTGCGGGCGCGGCGGAGTGTCCTCCGTGCCCAGCTCAACCATCGACCCGTACCATGCAGCCGGCGTCCAACCCACTCGGTACTCGACGCGGCCCTGGTCATCGAGGACGTTCGTTACAGCGATGTTCCGCTCGAGGTTGCCTGTGTCGCGGAACGGGCGAGCGTTCGCTCTCGCCCCTTTGCGAATCTCGTTCGCGACCTTCCGGGTCTGCGCCTTGACCTCCGTCGTCCGGGTCAGTGCGACGATGACCTCTTCGCGGATGCGACCATGCTTCATGCCGGCACCCCCATGACTTGACGCCACTCGTCCTCATCCGACGTGATCGTCCGCAACGGTGAACGCAGCCACGCGTCAAACTCCGCCTGAGCCTCAACCATTGACGGGTAGGAGGCCTCGCCGCCCATCGCGACCACCATCCCAGCGACCTGACGTTCCGACTCCACGCGACGCTCAAGGGACGCCAGCCCGATCGCATACACGAGGTCACACAGATCACGCAAGCTCAGACCGCTTGCAGCCGACGATCCTCCGACGCCTGCCACACCGCGTACGCCAAATCCGGGCGCCCCTTCTCGACCTCCCGGCTGATGACCCGCAAGGAGGAGCCGTCCATTGAGTTCTCGTTCGTTCGCGACGGCCCATCCGAGGAGACGGACGGCCGCTTCGTAGGGTGCCCCGACCAGGCCTCCATCGCCTGGCCGAGAACGCCGAGCAGGTCGTCGCCGCTCGTCGGGGTGTCCTCGCACAGCCGGTCGAAGCGGCGCCAGTCCTGCGTGGTGAACGTCGACTTGAGCAGTTTCAGCATGAGCCGCGCTGCCTCTGGCTCCTCGCTGTCGCCACCTTCAGCGGCGAGCGCCGCGAATTTCGCATACAGGTAGGCGTTCGGCTCCGAGGCCAAGCGGAACCGCTGCTCGTGGAGCGTGACGAACGCGACCTGATCGCTGTCGAGCCGCAGTGCCTGCTGCCGCTTCCGGTTCTTCTTGCCCATCAGGCGCCAGCCCGCGCCGTGCCAGCAGTGAACACCTCGAACGGCTTACCACTCGACGGCACCTCAAACTGGAACTGCACCGGCAGCAGAGCGATATTCGGGGCCTTCTGGAACGCCGAACTGATCTCGGAGCCGTTGATGCACTGGTGCATGATGATGCGCATGGTGTTGTCCTGCGACTCCCAGCCCAGCATGATCCGCAGCTCCGTGCCGGGGGTCGGAGGCGAGTACGTCGAGAGCGCCGTCGCGCCCGTGCCCGAGGTCGGGGTGATCGCACCCATGCCCCCATTCAGGGCACGCTTGAAGTTGTGCAGCGTGTAGTCCGCCATGCTAAACGCGAACGAGCCCTGCCGGCTGACCGTCTCCCAGCGGATCGGGTCAAAGAACTCAGCGACGTTGATCGGCTCCACGCTCGTCGTGTAGCTGAACGTCGAGCCCTCCGACGTCGCGCCCAGCGGAATCCACGCCGCCGCCCACGCGTCGGTGAACACCGACCCGGCAACCGTGTTCGTCGGGGCACTCGTGGCCAGGGGGGCACCGAACAGGTACCCCGGCGAGGTCATGATGGTCGGGACAGCAACCGCTGACGGTGCCATTACTCAGCCTCCCCTGTCGCAGCCTTCGCGGCCTTCGTCGAACGGCGAGCTACCCACCCGAGCCGGTCATAGCCCAGCTCGCGGACATTCGCGGCAGGCACCGCATCACCTATGTTGTGGGCGCGGCCACTGCCGACGAAGATCGGCTGCACCGCAACCCACGTGCCCCACTCCTCCTCGACATCCTTCGCCCGCTGCAGCACCTCGGGCGGGAGCCCCTGAGCCTGCGCTTCGAGCGCAGCCCGGACCTCATCAGTCATCTTTTCTTCGGCCACGATCACTCCGTTTCGTGTTGCAGGCATGCCGTCGCGTGGTGTAATGGACGGACGCAAATCGGGGAGAACACATGAGAACCGCCACAGGCATCGCCGCGCTCGCACTCGTTGCCGTCACCGGGTGCGCCGGGAACGACATCGCCGCCGAGCCGCAGCCCGAACCCACGCCCGAGCCCGTCGTCCTAGTCAGCGTGCAAACCAGCTGTGACGAGCTGTTCCTCGCCGGCCAGCCAAGCCTCTGGCACCGTGCCGTCACCATCATGCAGCGGTACGACACCCAGGACGCGCAAGATGCCATGTACCCGGTCGCCGGGGAACTCGACGAGGTCGCCAGCCACACGCGACCCGGGCTCGCACCGCACGTCGAGGACATGGCTGGGATGCTCCGCAGCCTCGCGGACGGTGAGACAGTCGACCTCGGCGACTTCAAGACCTCGGCACGTGAGGTCGCCAACCAGTGCACTCAGTACGTCGCAGCGGACTACTAGACCGCCGCACGCACCAAGGCTCGCACCATCACGATCTGGCGAGCCCGGTCCGTCGCCGCGTCCGGGCTGTCGAACGGGTACCCGTCCACCGCTGCATCCGGCATCCCCGACACCTCAGCGACCACCGTCCGGGCCAGCAGCGACGCTGACCCGTCATCCATGCCGGAGCGGCCCCAGCACTCCACCTGAACCAGCGGGGCGCCCACACCTGGCAGCGGGTAGTCACCCGCCGTCAGGCTCAGCCGAATTGATGGCTCCGGGCTCGACAAGCCCACCCCGATCCTGGCCCCCGCGATTGCCGTCACCGACGGCCGTGACCCGAGGAACACGCGGACAGCCTCAACCGCGTCAGGGGTGAGCGCGTCAGCCATCCGACACTCCCCGCAGAACCGCCTCCTGATGGTGCGGCGCACCCGACCGCTTCCACAACTCCACGTCACCGTCGACCTCGAGCGTCCGGCCATCCCACTCGACACGATCCGTCGCCACGATCTCCTCAGCCGGCCCGCAGAACAGCCGCCACCGCGTGACCGTCGTCTGCCGCTGGTCGTTCAGCTCCACCGTCCGGTCAGGCTGCACATTCGCTCGGATCGTGGTCCGGGCCGCGTTCGGCCAGTCACGCTTCTCCTGGCCGCCGTAGCCTGTGATGAGTGGGGCGCGGACCCGCACCACCGTGTCGCGGTACCGCACTAGATGATCCGCGGCGGGTCGGGCCACGCCACCAGATCGGGGAACGCCCCAACCGCTGCGGTAGCGGTAGTGACCGCGTAGCTGCTGCCCGCCGCCGCCCGCAGAATCTCAGCGCGCCGCGCGTACGCGAACTGAGTTGTTTCCCCGCCGACCGTGATCGCTGAAACGCCAGCGGGGTTCTCATAGGCGATCGCCCCCAACTCGATCGCCCAGGCGAACAAGTCCTCCGGCACAGGCTCCGGCCAGGCCGTCGCCTTCGTCACGCCCCGAAGCCACCCCGACGCCACCCGTTCCGCCAGAACCGCGGCAGCGGTGTCGACATCATCCCGCAGATACTCGCCGAGCTGGCCCGGGGTGAACAGCATCACTCAGCCGACTTGGCCCGAGCCCTGTGGGTCTGCTGCTTCCCCGTCTCACGGGCAGGCTCATCCTTGGCATCCACTGCCGAGATGAGGCCCTTCCGCAGATGGTGCTGCACCTGATCCTCCGGCACGTCATCGGGGACCAGGGTGCCCTTGTAGAAGCCGCACACCTGTCCCTCGGTCTTCAGGACGACGTACTCGCCCGTCACGACGTAGCCCATCAGGACTCCAGGTTCGTGCCGGTGATCTCGATCGCGGCGCCCGGCTCCTGCACAACCGGAACCGTCTTGCGCCGGCCCTGCAAGTCCCACGCGTCCAAGTCATCCTTGCGGATCGACTTGACCTGAACCGCCAGATCGGACACCGCGTAGCCCGGTGCACCATCCGTCTCGTCGGCCATGCCGCCGAGCTGGGTTGAGTCGAGCACAAGCGGCGTGGTGATGGCCGGCGACACGACGATCGTCAGCCCACCGATCCGCTCCACCTCACCCGAGTACACCGGGTTGGTCGACGTCTCCCGCTGAAGAGCGTTCGTGAACTTCTCGTCGCTCATCAGGAACGCGTACTGAGTGTCGTTCAGCGCCAGCGTGTCCGGCATGTAGCCGAGGTTCAGCTTCACGATGACAGCCTTCGCCTTCAGGACGTCCCGCAGGAACACCGGGGACGCGCCATCCCACGCCGCCGTCACAGCGATGGTCTGTGTCACCGCAGACGCGATCGCCGACATCGTGATCGCGTCCACCTGCTTGATCACCGAGTTGACGACCTTGCGGAGCGACCGGTCAACCTCAGAGCCAGCGAACTGGTTGCGCGTGATGGCCTCGTCGGTCAGCTTGACCTTCTGGCCCCACTTCTGCACAGCCGCCAACGCCGCGGTACCGGCCGGGGTGTTCGCGTACGGGTACTCCGACCCGGCGCCGACCGACTCCACGGTCCGGTCGGTCACGAACGGCTCGGACTGCTCGTACAGTACCGCGCCGCCCTGCGACCGGAACCGCTGAGTCAGCAACTGGTCGCTGACGAACCGGAGGTCACGGAAGCTGCGGAGCCGGCGCTGAATCGCGGTCGGGGACTGGAGGAACCGGCTGATCGAGAGGGTGTCACCCGACAGGGTGGGGGCACCCACAGGATAGGTAGGCATGCTCAGTTCCTCCCGACGACTCGGACCTTGTTGGACGCAGCCGTTGTCGCCGCAATCCCGATCAGCGTGCCCGCCGCCGCCGCCGTCCCCACGACAGCGGTAGCGACCTCGCCATTCGCGGCAGTGACGATCCCAGCGGCAGCGGTGATCGCGGCCGGCGCGGACAGCTCGTGCACGCATCCCGCGCCCAGCGGCCACACCGTCACACGCGCACCCGAAGCCGCGTCATGGGCGGCGACCCCGACAGCGACCGTGCTTGCCGCGCCGGCCTGCGCGACAGTGCCGTTGCCGGACACCTCAAGCACGCGGCCACCCGTGACCGCGGCCGACGTGGTAGCGACGTACGGCTTCACGCCACCCGTGTACACGGGCAGGTAGTCAGCCATGTCAGGCTCCCTTCACACTCGGGACAGGCGGGAACAGGTGCGCGAACTCGGCGTCGAACTCGGCGTCATCGCCGCCGTGACCGATCTCGTTCACGGGGACCACGTTCCGGGCGAGCCCGGCGATCACAGTCCTGGTGCCTTCCGGGTCCGCATCCCACAGCCGCGCCCAGTGCTCCACACGAGCATGGGGGAACTTGCCGTCCCTCACGGCCTGGCCGATCACCGCGTCACGCTCCTCGCGGCGCCGCTTCGCGTCCTGCGCCTCCAGGCGCTTGATCCGGGCCTCCCGCTCCTCCCACGCCGAGGAGTCGATGACCATCGTCCCCGGCGTCGCAGCGGACGTCTGACCGGTGGGCTGCGCGTCGGTGGGCGCCGAATCGGTCGGCTGGGTCGGGGATGGTGCGGCGGGGGGCTCGGCACGCTCCGACAACGCCTCGTCGAGAGCCGCCAGGATGGTGGCCTCGTCAGCGTCGTCGGCTGTGCCGAGCTTCTGCCGCAGGGTGGTGAGCTGCTCGTCGCTGAACGCCACGGCGGGCTCCTCTCCTGGGTTGTGTTGACCCGCAGCCACGTCGGCCACGGGGGTTCTTGTCGGCATGAACGGTGCCGGCGCCTTCTCGCGGCCCGCATGCGCGAAAACCGCCAGGTTGTACCTGGCCTTCGCCTCGGTGGGCTCCGGGTCGCCCGGAGCCGGCTCACGCACCCGGTCCGCCAGACCCGCCTCGACAGCCTCATCGGCGGAATACCACGTCTCGGCGAGCATCGCCTTACGCCACTCCTCGACCGTCCCGCCAGCCCGGGACGCGTAGACATCGGCGATGTTGTCGCTGATCTTGTCCAGCCGGCCCGCCATGTCATGCATCACGTTGGCGTTGCCGAGTGCCAGACCTGACGCGTCGTGGATCATCATCTCCGTGTTGCGGGACATCAGCACCTCATCAGCGGCCATCGCGACGAAGCTCGCGGCAGACGCGGCGACCCCATCGACCACAGCAACCACCTTCGCCGGGTGGTCCCGAAGCGCGTTCAGGATCGCCAGACCCTCGAACACGTCGCCACCCGGGGAGTTGATCCGCAGCTGAATCTCGCGGACGCCCTTGTCCAACGAGTCCAGGCTGGCCGCGAACTCCTTCGCGGACACGCCCCACTCGCCGCCATCAGCGTCGATCGGGTCGTACAGCCGCAGCGTCGCCGACGTTGGGGACGCGGCCATCACGATCGGCTGCTTCACCCCCGCGTCGCGGGACGAGAACACGCTGTGTCTCACTCGGCATCCTCCGTCGTCTGGCGCGGCGCCGGCCGATCCTTCGGTGGCAGCCCGTACTGCTGCCGCAGCGACTCCTCGAGCGTCCGGTCAGGGAAGATCGCGCCCGCATCGAACAGCAGCTTGAGTGCCTGCGCGGTCGCCTCCTGCCGCGACCCGATCTCGTCGAACACGATCCGCGGCGCCGGCTCATCCTCCCCGAAATTCAGGTCAACGATGTCCTCGACCACATGCTGTGTCGCCGTGTCCGCAACCTGCTGCGCCAGCGTTTGCAGCGACAGCGTGAAGAAGTCAGCGAACGTCGTGCCCAGCGCCCACGACCCCGTCTGCGTACCCAGGTTCAGGAAGTGGGCGAGCACCGCGCGGGCGATCTGCTCGTCGTGGTACCGGATCGCGGGCATCGCGTCCGGCAAGTCACCCTCAACCCCGACAAGGTCGAGCTTCGCGCCAAACGGGATCGCGGCGCCCGCCGCCTCACCGGACCGCCACGACGTTGCCAGCGTTAAGCCCTTGTCCAGATCGTCCTCAGACGGGAACTCCGGTCCCGTATACCGGGGAACACCCATCCCGTTGCGCTCGATCGTCTGCGCCTGCACCCGCAGCAACCGGTCCTTGATCAACCAATGCTTGTACGCCGGCCGCAGCAATGATGAACCCAGCCAGTTGCCGCCCTCACGGTCATGCACGTACATCACGAGCCGGTCAACACCGATCGTCACACCATCCGTGGCGCCAACCGCCGCATACTGCTCGATCGACACCAGACCACCGTCCGCCGCGACGTTCACCTTCGCGATCGTCCGTGGCATCCGCGGTGCGAGCTTCCGCAACCGCGCGAACCCCGCCTCATCGATCCGGTACACCTGCTCGAACGGCATGTGACCGAACGGCAGCATCAGCAACGCCAATTGCAGGTGGTCCACCCATGAGAACCGGTCCCGCGTCCGCGCAGCCGACCGCGCACTGTCGCCCACCACAGGCAACCCCAGGTCGTCCGCGACCAGCTGCACAACCTCGTCGCGCGCCCCGTTCGGGTCAACCCGCCACGGTGTGCGACGCACCGGGAGCGTCACCGCCCGCAGCACCGACGCCGTCTGCGCGTCCTGCCGGCGCATCGCGTCGTAAACCTGCACCGACAACGGCCACCGCAGCTCCGGGGTCGGCTCCGCATCAAGCTCGCCCCACCACGCGTATGGCGTGTTCGCCGCATAGCCGCGCTCGGTCAACGGGGCCGAAGCAGGATCAGGCATCCGACCTCCCTCAGAACCCGGCTGTCGCCAGCTCGCTCGTCTCCGAAACCCCAGCGGCAGCGGTCGAAGGCGCGCTCGCCGGGACACGTTGCTCACCAACCACCAGGCCATGCGCCGCCAACGTCACCGCCTGCAACGGACCCACCGCTAGCCCCTCCCATACAAACCCGTTCGTCAGTTCGCGGCGCTCCGCGGTCAACGCCGCGCGGTCCAGCATCGGCTCGCCAGGATGGCGTACCCGGTCGCTAGACAGCGCGTCGAAGAACGACGCCGACGCCTGCGCTCGATCCTGCGTCGAAGTCGGGGTCGCATCCACGCCGCGCTCAGACAGCGGCACCGCCAGCGGCAACGCCGTCCCATCCAGAACCACCGCGCACGGCTCCCACCGCTGCATGCGCGACGCCAGCCAGTTCACAGCCCACACCACGCCAGGCCCGTCCGCCACAAGCTCAACCTGCGTCCGGCCGTCAGCGCGGACGCCCGCCACGCCGATCTGCGCTCGCGCCCGGTCCCGTGACACCGTCACACCGAACGCCAGCGGCCACAAGCGGCCCCCGTCGGCTCCCTGCGACGCCCCCCAGAACGGCTCGAGCAGCGACGCGACCTCGGTATCGTCGTCCCAGATGCCCAGGCCCTCACGTAGAAACGACTCCGGCGACAACTTCTTCCGTAACCGCAGGATTGACTCGGTCGGCGTCCGGTGCGGGAACGACGGGTTCGCCCTCGCCCACTGCTTCCGGTCATCCGGCTTCGCGTCCCTGTCCGCCGCGAACTCGATCCACACCATGTCTGACGCCTCACCCGACAGCGCCTCAGCGCGCATCCGGGCGAACGCCTCACTCGGGTCCTCCGGGCGCGGCGGGGTGCCGGCGAAGATCGCCAGCCCCAGCGCCGACGTGTTCAGCGTCGCCAGCATGTTGTCGAGCGCACGGTCCGTCAGAATCTGCGCCTCGTCGCACATCAGCACATCCACGCCAGGAATGCCGCGGCCGAAGCCCCGCTCGCGGGCACCGAACAGGATGCGCGACCCATTGCGGAACACAATGGCCTCATCGCCCGAACCCTTGTACACCGCCTGCACATACGGCGCGATCCTCCGGCGCCGAGCGAACCCCTGCATCGCCAGAAACGTCTCGCCCGAGGTCCGCGAATGATGCGCGGTCCAGATCACCAGCAGCCCAGGTCGCAGGATCGCCAGCGCGAACAGCAGCGCACCGAACAGGTATGTCTTGCCCACCTGACGGGCCAGCGACATCCCCACGCCACCGACCATCGCCGCGAGCTTCCCGTCAGCCCGCTTCGCCAGGATCAGCCTGCCAGCGCCGTCCTGCCACTCGTCGAACGCGACACCCAGATCACGGCACTTGTCCCGCACCGCAGGCCAGCCCGTCGACGTGATCCCATCCGGCACCACCAGATGCCGGGCGACATCAGAGAGTCGCTTCGTCCCAGTCTTCGTCGGCCGAGACGCCATCCTCGCGCGCCTCCTCCTTCGACCGCAGGTCGATTGCCTCAATCTCCTTCGCGATGTCCTGCAAACGCCGCGTCAGCGACGCCAGGTCGCGCGGCGGGCACTCCGGGTCGCTCACCGTGCGAGCGATCCGCTCCCGCATCGCCACCAGCAGATCGCGGTGCGTGCCCTTCTCCGCGGCCTGACTCACCGTGAGTTTCGTGGCCTTCTCGGCGGGCTTCTCGTCCTGCGTCACCGCTCGAAGCGCCTTGCGTGCAGCCACGGCAGCCTCCTCGCGGGTGGGTGCTGGAAAACGTGGTAGATAGATCGGCCTGA